GTCCCCTCAGTATTAATTTATTGAGGGGATTATTTTTAATAAATGTAAAAAAAGATTAAACAAAATGTTATAGTTGGTTATTATAGTAATAGGTTGATTGAATGATTTGATTGGCTGAAAAGAAATGATTGAATGTATAAGGAGATAAAATGTTTGATTATGTAAATGAGAAGAGAAGGTTGAGGAATGAGATTAGTAATGTGTTGGATGTTATTAATAATAAGAGAGATTATTATGAGATGATGTTAGAAGAAGATGTGAAGGAAGAGAGAATAAAGTTAAATGAATTGAGAGATGAAGAAGTTGTGTTGAATGAGAAGAGAGATGAAAGTATTGATAATTGGGGAGAGGAGATAGAAGGAAAGTTGATTAGGGTTAGGACAAAAAGTATTGGTTATTTTAATGTGGGTATGAAGAATAGTAGAGGAAGGATTGGTAAAGGAGAAGTTGTTGTATGTATGGGAAGTAGGAAGGAGAATAAGAGAAGGTTGTTGTGTATGTATAATGGTGGATTGGTTAGTATAAGTAAGAAGCAAGTTATTAGAGAATGTGATGTGATTGATGAATGATTAAATAAAAGGAAAGTAATTAAAGTTGTGGTTAGAAATGGCTGCAACTTTTTTTATTTATTTGTAATAAAGGATTATACAAAAGTAAAAGGTATGGTATAATAAGAATAAGAAATAAGGAGATGAGATGATTGGTATAAGGATTGATAATAATAATTTGATGATTGATGGTGAACTATTTTATGGGCATCCAGAATCCAGTAAGTTATTTGAGATTCAGGTAGCGACTGAATGTGATTGTTGTAATGGAAGATGGATTATGTTTGAGAGGATAGGAGAAGATGAGAAAGGAAATGGGCTGTATAGAGAGATAGAAGAATTAAATTGTCAGGAAAATAAATAAAATAAAAGTTGACAATAGTAAAGAAATGTGGTATAATGTATGTATGAGATTGAGGATTGCTCACTAAATAAATCCTCAGCATTTTGATAAAGGAGATAAAGAAATGTTAGAACAATTAAAAAGAAATAGAAATGTAGAAACTGCTATGGCAGAATTTGGAATGAAGGAGATCTTCGTAGTTCGTTGTGTTGATGATGATTATCCAGCGGCTATGAAGGATGAAGTGTATGATGATTTGTCAGTTGCTAATAGGGTGATGATAAATTATAGGATGAATCATAAGGAAGAGAATGATGGTAAGTGCTGGTTGTTTACTATTCTGTTTCTGAATGTGGATGATTATGATTGGGAGAATGAAAGGTATTATGATTTCAGAAAGGATAAGGTTATGCCAGTATTGAAAGAAGGTGTGACAATTGAGGAGGTGCTTTGTGGATAGGATTCAAGAGAAAGTATTGATGTTAGATGGAGAAGGTAATAAGTTCTGGAAACTTATGGATGCAGAAGAATGTATTGCTTGTTATCAGGTGAAGGCAATGTTAGATGTGAAGTATGGAGAGCCTATTGTTATTGCTGATTATTTCTTCAGTAGATTAGAAGATGCAGAAGATAAGGTGAGAATGATAAGGAAGTATAAGCATTGTGGTGCTAATAATAGTGAGCAGTGGTATGAGCCGTTCGGTAAGAAAGAGGATGGTTCAGATTTATTATTTGAAGATGTAGAGAAGTGGGGTAATGCCTCAGTCTGGATTCAACCTATTAGGGCAATGCGATAGTATAACGATAGGTGCCCTTGGTTGTATGCTGAGGGCATCCTATTTTACTTATTGATAGTATACATAGGTAGATAACTAAGGTGGCTTAGAAGTCAAGTATGGGCGATGTATGAAAAGTGCGGAGGATAAAAAGAAAAATGAATGGAAGATTATTAGAGAGGATAGAAGTGTGACTACATTATCAGTAACTGAATTGGCGTGGAGAAGAAAGAAGATACAGTATCTAAGAGAGATAGATTGGCGGAAGATAAAAAGAAATAATGTAGAATTAGTTTCTCTAATCTTTGCGGTGGCAGAGATAATGGCTAAGGAAAGTATTGGTATGTCTCAGCGTAATCAGAGATTATTCTATGAGACTACAATGGAAGAAAAGATAGAAGAGATCTGGAAAGAAATAAAGGGAGGAAAGTATAATGGAAAAGAAAGGTGTATACAGATTCTTTATTATGATTGATGGGGTTGGTAACAATTGCGATGAAGCATTGATAAACGCTTTCAAGAAAGTAGGGATTGAGCATCCGGATAAATTGGCTGGAGACATTGACTATAAATTAATCAAAGAGATTCCAGTCGTCTACATTCATCCTGAAATAGTAGAAGCGTAATAATGCTTTACATTAGTAACTGGTTAGTGTATAATACTATTGTTACTATTTTACAAAATGACTATTATTATGAGGTGAATACTTATAGTTATTACTAATTAAATTGTAGTAATGTTCAGTTGATTTATGTAAATAGTTAAATGAATGGATACAATAGTAAAGGAGACTATAGGTTATGGATGAAGAGGTAAAAGATAATAATAATAAAAGGATTAGAAAGGAGAGGTACAGGAAGTTCAAGGATGATTGGCGTTATGTCGGTTGCGATACTTGGCGGTTGGATAAAGTCAGTGGACATTATTCCCCAGAAGATCAGTGGATTGACAGCATTGATAACGAAAACATTATCACATTCCCGCCACAGATCGCATTGGTTGATTGGATAGCAGATGTGCTGGAGGAAAGGGAAGCAAAAATAATAAATGATTTTGTGTGGGAAGGTAGAAGTATGGATGAGATTGGAAAGGAATTAGGATACACAAGGCAGAGGATCTGGCAGTTGTACAAGCAAGGGCTTGCGAGGATAGGCGAGATAGTGGGAGATGCAGAACAGTTCAAGGCAATGTTCATAATGGAACAACCTCATTTGCCTTCAGCAAATGAGGTTGATAAGGATACAAAAGAAAAAGAAAATACTTTTGTAAATATCGCATAGGGAGGATATAATAAGAATGAAGAAAACTACATTCAAAGCGATCAAGGATCGTGATATAGAAACGGTGTTGTGGGATCTGGTTGAGGATGCTATGAGGGAATTTAATGTGTCTCGGAATTGTAAGATAGGGAGACAAACATTTAGTAATATCCTCAGTACGCTAAGTCAGATGGAGATGTTGAAGAGGAGAAGGGAAGATAAGAATTATGATAAGCAGATGGAACAGGAAGAATATGATATGAAGGATTGGTTGACAGTATTGGATGGTACTGGAAAGTAAGTGAATAAGATAAACCCAAAATCCTAAAAGGATTTTGGGTTGTTATAGATGATAGGAAATAAAATGTTTAAGTTAGTGTTGGGTAAGTTGGATGTGGATGTGAAGGTGAAGAAGGATAGAAGGAAGAATCAATATAGTAAGTCAGATCTATCGGTGAAGATAAAAATAAAATATGATGATGATTGGATAGATGTTGATATTGATAAGGGTAAGTTGAGAGATGTGGTTGATGATTGGGTTAATGATTTAAGTGGTAATGGTTAATGTGGTTAATGGTTTGGTTATGGTAATTAATGTGGTAGAATATTATGGGTTAATAATGTAATGAATAGTGTAATCTTTCATATCTATAAAAATAATAAAAAAGAATATAAGAAGTATAAGGGGTATATGTTATCATATAGAATTTATCTATATGATAATGGCTCAAAATTATTTGGCACCATTTTTTCCACATTGACATTACTATTGTTAAGGAATGAATATGCTAAATGATAGGTTAGAGAAGGTACTGGAAGACCCCCTACAGTTTATTAGTCGTCTGAAGATTATTAATAAATTAGGAGAACTATGTAACTTACGACCTACCGCTGAGCAACTGAAGATGTATGAGGCATTGGAAGGGGATAAGGATTGTTTATTTCTGAAGCCAAGACAGATAGGTAGCACAACCTTTGTTAGTGCTTGGTTATTCTATAAGTGGTTCACGGCGAAGGAACCTATCACCATCGCTATACTAAGCCATAAGATATCCTCAGCGAAACATATGTTGTCTATGTATAAGCGTTTCTATAGTACACTGCCGAAACAACTACAACGAGAATTAATTGTTGAGAATACTACTGAGATGGTATTCGCAGATACGGGTGCTAAGATTATGGCGGTGTCTGCTGAGGGGAAGGGTGGACTTAGATCTTTTACTTGTAATTTCTTGCATATGTCTGAATATGCTTTTGCTCCTAACCCTGAAGAACTTAAGGCTACTGCTATCGGTGCTCTTAATGGAAATAGATTGATCATTGAATCAACTGCTAATCACTATGGTGATGCCTTACATCAAGAAGTTATTAAGGCACAGAGAGGGGAAGGACATTGGAACTATCAGTTCTTTCCGTGGTTCCAGCATCCGAATTATATTTCTGATTATCCTGAAGGCTGGAAGTGTGAGGACTTAGAATATCAACGACAGCATATGCTAACACAGAACCAGATGTACTGGAGAGCCTGTATGATACACAGGTTAGGTACCGAGAAATTTAGGAGGGAATATCCAGCAACATTGGAAGAAGCATTCGCACAAGCAGGTACGGCGTATTTCTCTGACGAGGATCTTCGGTACATTGAAACGAAGAATGTTGAGGCTATTAACAATAAGAAATATATCTGGACTGAACCTGACTTTAACAATTCTTACGCTATCGGTGTGGATGTTGCTTCTGGCAGAGGTGGTGACTATTCAGTCATTACCGTTATGGATAAGATTAGTTATCAGCCTGTGGCTATGTTTCGTAGTAATACAACAGTTCCTGTGGACTTGGCTGATAAGATTATTATTTTAGCGACGAAGTATAATGACGCTAAGGTATTGGTGGAAGAGAATAACTGGGGGCTTCCTGTCCTGAATGAATTAAGAAACAGAGGGTATTACAACCTCTGGTCTGATCAGAAGGGTAAGGACTGGATAACAACTACGAAGTCTAAAATCATTCTATTTGAGGAACTTAAGGCACTACTAAGTGAGGGTGTTATTACACAACTGGATAGTATAACCTATACTGAATTGCGATCTTATCAATTAGATGATAGGGGTCTGGCTCCTAAGGTTCCATCTAATTTAGATCATCACGGTGATACTGTGATTGCTTTGGCATTAGCCTGTCAGTGTCTTAAGCAGGTTCAACTACATAAGTCGGCATACCTTCCTGACTGGATTAAAGAAAGAAGGGTTCAACGGGTATTAGATACTTCATTCGGTCAGAAGGAGAAGAGGTATTAATTTTACAAATTATACATTAATAAGGAATCTAAAGAATGGCACTAACACATAGTGAAAAGAACGGCTTTGTCCGTGCTGTGGTCGCAGAGCACGAAGCCTTGTGGGCTGAGAGACAAAGTGATATGCGTAAGTATAAGGCTGCGTATATGACGAACTTCTATAAGGAGAGGAATGCATTTGATACACACGCTCAATTGAGGGTGGAGACTTCAGATGCTTACGCTTATATTGAAGGCTTCATTGCAAGCCTGTTTAGTAAGGCACCATCTATTGAGATAGGTGCTGATATTCAGGGTAAGGGCAATAAGAATATGATTAAAGAAATTGCTAATCGTTTCTTATTTGAACAGAAGACGCAGTTGGAAATTGCTTCCAGACTTGCTCTTATTTATCCTAATGCATTTATGAAGTTGTATCCTAAGGATAGTACTAATATACTTGATCGTGTTGGGATCAAGGCTCTTAGTCCTTGGGAAGTTATAGTTGATAGGGATGCTACTACTTGGGACGAACAGAGATTTATTGGACACATCTATTATGAGACTGTGGCTGGTATGAATCATAAGTTTGGTAGTAAGAAGTGGAATCCAATTACGAAGACAAATTATTTTGAAGAGCACGGAGCACCGGCAGATCCGTATGAATCTACAGACAATCTGCCTAATCAGTTCTTGTATTGTAAAGTAGTTGAACTGTATGATATGATTAATGGTAAGTTATATTTCTGGTCCCCCAACTGGAGCGGAGGAGATAAACTATTATCGGAGGATGATATCCCATTAGAAGATCATAATGATGAGCCAGTTGCTCCTATCGTACCTTTATATTATTCCCGTGTGCCTGATCAGCCAATGGATGGGATTAGTGCTATGAAGCGTATCTATGATCAGGTGTATGAGAAGAACATCTTGCGGTCATTTTGGGCGAACGCTGTTCGTAGAGATACAAGGCAATACCTCGTTAAAGAGGGTGCGATTGATGAAGAAGCATTAGCCAAAATTACTGCGGGGATAGATGGTGCTATGATTCCTGTAGATGCTGAGACTTTAGGCAATATTATTTCTGTGGTGCCATCTATTCCCATTTCTTCTAATCATTCATTGTACCTACAACAGATTGATCAAGATCTTGCTAAGGGTTCTGTTATGGCTCCTTTCACAAGAGGTGAGACTACTAAGACCTCAGCAACAGAGATTGCTGCGTTGGCTCAGTATACTGCATCAGAGATCGGACGACTTGCCAGAGAACGAGATGGTATGATTGAACAGATTGCTGAGAAGTATATTAGAATTATATCCTTGATTGCTGAAGAGAAATCTAAGGAAGTTATTCTACTGGAAGGAACACCTGAGATTGTTACACCTGAGAAACTACAAGGTAAGTTCAAGTATGCCGCATTGGATCAGGCAAGTACCCCAATTGCAGAGAGCGTAAGACGACAGCAACTATTACAGTTGGTGCCGGTGCTTACGACTTTGGGTGTTGAGCCTTGGAAGATCCGAGATGAGATTATCAGGCTATATGACCTACCTCGTCAGTTTAGTGAGACACCTGAGGTTCAAGCAGAACTTGATCCAAGGGCAATTGCTGAAGGTGAGAAAATGCCAAAGGCAAGACCTGATGGTGCACCGTTTACTACGGAACCAGTAAGTCCTGAAGAGGAAGTGGCTAAGCAATTTGGTTCAGGACGACGAGGAACTATTCCAATCCCAATGCCGGGAGACTTTGGATCAGGAGGTAGGAAATAATGC